CATGTAACCCTAACCAACATCACTTCGATAACTGGATTTTTCGGGTGAGTGTAAAGGAGATAAGACATGGCTGACGCAGCTACAGTAGTCATGAAGACTACAGTTCTACCGGACGAGATAGCTAAAACTATCGAAGCCACAACCACTATTTCGCCGAAGGACGCGAATGACAAGTGGTACTACAAACTAACCAGTGTTACAGCAGCAAGCACAGATCTGATTGCGGGTTATTATACCGATTATACCGCAGTAAATGCCAATGTGCAGCCGACAGCAGTAGCAACAGGTGATAAAGTTGAGTTCATTTATATTAAAAATACGGACGCAGCTAATCATATCTATGTTGTTTTTGATGCCGGAACTGCGGCAAACACAACGGATGACGCGGTAAAAATTAGTCCTAACGAGTCATTTTTTGCTAGGCTTCCAAATACTACGGTTGCTGGAATACACGCAATTGGTCACGATGGCTCAAGTGCAGCAACTGCAACATGTATTGTAGCAGCATTATTGGATGATGTAGCTTAATTAGGGGGCATTAGCCCCCTTTTTACACATAGGGTAAAATATATTGGGATACATACTTGTTTTTCCCGTTAAATCGTATAAAGATTTAGTGGGAGACTATTATGGACGCAATAAACTTACTCGATTACCTCAAAAAAAAGATAGTTCAAAGGCGTGACGATATAAAAGTTGCGATGGAGACTGGTAACATTCCTAGCTTTGACGAATACAAATTCTGTGTTGGTCAGATTAGGGGGTTGGCTTTTGTTGAGGACGAAATCAGAAGACTATTAAAAAATAATGAGGAAGCAGATGAGTAAAAAACTCTATGTGCCTGATCATGTAGCTGAAAAAGCTATAAAAGCAGGCTTTCGAGACAACCAACCTAAAAGTAAAAACGAAGATGATCCGTCTGAAATGGAGACTTCTTCATTAGAAAGATTACCGCAACCCACTGGTTATAGAATGTTAATCATTCCGTATTATCCAAGTGAGAAAACAAAGAGCGGTTTATATATTCCAGACCAAGTTAGAGACAGAGAAGCATTTGCAACGGTTGCTGCATATGTCGTTAAGCTAGGTCCAGATGCTTATAAAGACTCCCAGAAGTTCCCAACTGGTAACTGGTGTTCTGAGAAAGACTGGGTTCTTATAGGAAGGTATGCGGGAAATCGCTTTAAAGTGGAAGGATTAGAGGTTCGTATTATAAATGACGATAATATTATAGCAACAATCCTTGACCCCAAAGATATTTCGTATGTATAAGGTAATAGAGGAGATGAGGTTTCATGCAGGCAGAAGCTCAACAACAAGAAATTGAAGAAACAACATCTGTAGAGTTGGAAGATACCTCTACGGAAGAAGTTGTGGAAGATTCTAAAGAAGTAGAATTACAAGAAGATGAAACAACCCGAACAAATGTTCAGGATGATGATGAACTTGATCAATATAGTGAGAACGTTCAAAAAAGAATAAAGAAATTAACCGCTGCTCGTAGAAAAGCTGAAGAGGAGGCTGCTGCTGCAGTTCAGTATATTCAAAGAGTTCAAAGTGAAAACGAAGATATAAAGCAGCGTTTAAAAACAATAGATAAGGGCTATGTCTCTGAATATGAGGGACGTATTACCTCTCAGGAGTCTCAAGCTAAACGTGCTTTGGCAGAGGCTCACGAGGCGGGAGATTACGAAAAAGTTGCAGATGCACAATCTGCTATAGCTCAAATTGCTATTGAGAAAGAACGTTTGCGTTTGCAGAAAGCTCGTTCACAACAAAATGAACAAGAATTATCTGCACAACCACAAGCACAGCAACAAGCACAACCACAGCCACAACAGGAAAGAGATCCTAAATTAGAGACTTGGTTGTCTAAAAATACATGGTTTGGCAAAGACAGTATAATGACAGGAGCTGCTCGTGCTTTGCATGAAACTCTTGTTGCAGAAGAGGGTTTTGATCCTCGTACTGACGAATACTACGCAGAAATCGATAAACGTATGCGTAGAGAATTGCCTAATAAGTTTCAGGGTGACAAGAAAAACGTCCAGTCTGTCACACCTGCAGGGAGCGGTACACGCTCTTTAAAATCAGGGCGGAAAAAATCTGTAGAACTTAACCCCGGTCAAGTGGCTTTAGCTCAGAAGTTAAACATACCTCTGGAAAAATATGCGGCTGAAGTGGCAAAACTGGAAAATCGGAGAGACTAATATGGCTGATCGTACTTCACGCGAAACAACAACGCGGGAGCGCCAAGAGCGCAAAGTTTGGAGACCCGGTTCAGCTTTAGAAGCCCCGGAAGCACCTTTAGGGTATAAACATCGTTGGATTCGTGAATCCGTGATGGAATATGACGATAAAACTAACGTCCATAAAAGACGGCAAGAAGGATATGAACTCGTTCGTGCAGAAGAATATCCCGATTATTCAGGTCCAGTAGTAGATGAGGGACGCAACGCAGGCATCATTGGTGTTGGCGGACTCGTACTTGCAAGAATCCCAAATGAACTGGCTGATCAACGCAATGAACACTACCAAGGGGTTACACAAAACCAAATGGAAGCTGTTGATCGTGATTGGATGCGCGAAAATAACCCCGCGATGCCAAAAATGGCACCGCAGCGAAAATCATCGGTGACTTTTGGTTCATCGAAAAACTCTGAAGGATAAATAAAATGGCAAATCAAGACGCTGCTTTTGGCCTTCGCCCAGTTAAAACGAGTACAAGCTCGCAAAGACAAAATCGTTATCGTATTGCTTCCGGTTATGCCACAAGTATTTTCCAAGGTGACTTAGTTACAGTAAACACTAATGGAACAATTACTCGTGTAGCTGCTGGTGACAATGCTCTTTGTCTGGGCGTATTTAACGGCTGTTCATATGTAGACTCTAGTGGAGATATTATTTTCTCTAACTATTGGCCTGCAAGCACAACAGGAACAGACATTTTTGCAAATGTTATTGACGATCCTAGTGCAACCTTCGAAATCCAATCGGATGACACATTCCCTGTAACAGATTTGTTTGGGAACTTTGACATCGTTGATACAACTGCAGGAAGCACCGTAAGCGGTAATTCTCGCATGGAGTTGGATTTATCAACAGGGGCAACTACTGCTGCTCTTGCTTTGAAGGCAATCGACATTTCTCAAGATCCTGAGAATAGCGATACATCATCGACAAATACTAACGTAATTGTCAAAATTAATAACCACCTGTTCAGTGCTGGCACTGTCGGTCTAGCGTAAGGAGATTGAGTTATGGCTATTTCACGTTCACAACTCGTCAAGGAGCTAGAACCGGGTCTTAACGCTCTGTTCGGAATGGAATATGATCGTTATGAAAATCAACATGCAGAGATCTATGACACAGAGTCATCAGATCGAGCCTTTGAAGAAGAGGTAATGCTTGTAGGTTTTGGGAATGCTCCCACAAAATCCGAAGGTTCTGGTGTAGAGTTCGATAATGCAAATGAAGCGTATACTGCTCGTTATTCACACGAAACAGTTGCACTCGCTTTTGCGTTAACCGAAGAAGCTGTTGAGGACAATCTATATGATCGTCTTGGCGCACGTTATACTCGTGCGTTGGCTCGTTCAATGGCGCACACAAAGCAAGTTAAAGCTGCTGCAACGTTAAACAATGCGTTTGATAGTAGTTTTACAGGCGGTGATGGTAAGGAGCTTTGTGCAACTGATCACCCCCTAGCTGGTGGCGGTACGTTTCGTAACGAACCTTCAACTGCTGCAGACCTCAACGAAACTTCACTTGAGAATGCTCTTATTGACATCTCAACATTCGTTGATGAACGCAACATGATCATTGCTCTTCGTGGCACCAAATTGGTTATTCCACCACAACTGCAATTCGTTGCAGATCGTTTGTTGGAATCAACAATGCGTGTTGGCACAGCGGACAATGATATTAACGCAATTCGAAACATGGGTATGTTGCCAGAGGGTTACACTGTTAACCACTTCTTAACAGATCCAGATGCGTTTTTCATCAAAACTGATGCACCTAATGGATTAAAGCATTTTGAGCGTACAGCGATGTCTACTGGTATGGAAGCTGACTTCGATACTGGAAACATGCGTTTCAAGGCTCGTGAGCGTTATTCATTTGGGTTCTCAGATCCGCGTTGTGTTTTTGGTTCACCCGGAGCATAAAATATGATATAGAGAAGTTACATACTTCTCTTAATCTTACAGGGGCAGCTTCGGTTGCCCCTTTCTTTTTTATTATAATGTGTTATTCT